AGAAAGGCCGCTACGATGTGTGCGAAAAGACAGACACCCCGATCCAGAACATCATTGATGAGATCGTCGGGTTGTACTTGTCGACCATCTACAAACTCCGATTCTTAGCTTAAGGACAAATCATGGCTTATTACAAACAAGGCAATGCAGACGCGCAGATCAAAATTGGTCTGGGCAAGCTGTACGGCGTTTTCGTTTCCAGCACCACCAGCGGCACTTTTGCTTTGTACGACACAGCAACTGCCAGCACCAGCGACCCTAAGATTGTGGCTACTGTCACCGTCGCTGCAGGTACCCAATATGTGAGCTTCCCAGCTGGCCTAGTGTTCAGCAAAGGCTTGTACATCGATATTGCAAACACAATCGAATACACTGTTGCTTACGAATAAAATTTGATGTAGTATCAAACCACCCTATCGGCGGGGATCACCGAGGAATCTTAGGATTCATGAATGACTGAAGAAGTCCAAAACCTAGCGGAAGTTGACTCCGCGCCAGCTCCTGAAGTGACGGCCACCACAGAGACTGTAGAAAATACGCCGGTAGTCGCTGATGAAAGCAACGAACAGCCAGTAGAGGAAAAAAAGTACTCGCAAGCTGAAATCGATGCAATGATCGGCAAACGCCTCGCAAGAGAGCAACGTAAGTGGGAACGTGAACAAGCGCAACGAAGTGCTGAAAAGCAAATCGTGCCAACTGATTTACCGTCGCCTGACCAGTTTCAGTCGCCTAACGACTATGCGGAGTTCATCCGTGCAGAAGCCGACAAGCTAGTCCAGCAACGTGAAGCAGCGAAGCAACAATCGCAAGTTCTAGAGAGCTATCAAGAACGTGAAGAGCAGGCTCGGGATAAGTACGACGATTTTGAACAAGTCGCCTACAACCCCAACCTTCCAATCACAAACGTGATGGCTGAAACGATCCAGCATTCTGACATTGGCCCTGAGTTAGCTTACTACCTCGGTACCAACCCAAAGGATGCAGAACGCATTTCTCGCTTGTCGCCCTACATGCAGGCGAAAGAGATTGGTCGAATTGAGGCTAAATTAGCTGATAATCCTCCAGTCAAACGAACGACATCTGCGCCCGCGCCGATTTCACCTGTCACGGCACGAACCTCTGGTTCACCGACTCATGACACTACGGACCCACGCTCTACCAAGAGCATGACGACCTCGCAGTGGATTGAAGCCGAACGTGCTCGACAGTTGAAAAAGTTGCAGGCACAAAACCGCTAACTTTTCAAAGGACTTTAAATGTCAAACAGCATCTTAACGATCGACATGATCACCCGCAAGTCTCTCGAGATCCTCGAGAACAACCTTGTTATCACACGTAACGTGAACCGTCAGTACGACGACAGCTTCGCTGTTGAAGGTGCCAAGATTGGTTCTACACTGCGTATCCGTTTGCCCGACCGCGCTTTGGTGACTGACGGCGCCGCCTTGCAAGTTCAAGACGACAACGAACAGTACACAACTTTGACCGTGGCCAGCCAAAAGCACATCGGTGTCAACTTCACATCTGCTGAATTGACCATGCAATTGGACGACTTCGCTGAGCGTGTGTTGAAGCCTCGTATCAGCCAATTGGCTTCGAGCATCGACGCTGACGTGGCCAATGCTTACAAAGGCATCGGTAACTCTGTTGGTACCCCTGGCACCACTCCTGCTACTTCTTTGGTCTTGTTGCAAGCTCAACAAAAACTGAACGAAAACGCAGCGACTATGTCTCCACGTTACGCTACCGTGAACCCTGCTGCTAACGCTGGCTTGGTTGAAGGCATGAAAGGTCTGTTCAACCCAACAGACACTATCAGCAAGCAATTCAAGAACGGCATGATGGGCACTGGCGTGTTGGGCTTTGACGAGATCAACATGTCTCAGTCTATCAAGCAATTCACAACTGGCTCACGTGGTGCTACTGGCGCTACTTTGTCTGCTGCTGTGTCTGCTGAAGGCGCAACCACCATCGCTATCACTGGCGGCGGTAACGCTGGCACCGTGAAAATCGGTGACGTGTTCACTGTGGCTGATTGCTACGCTGTTAACCCACAAACTCGCGAATCTACCGGTTCGTTGTTCCAGTTCGTCGCTACTGCTGACGTGACTTTGGGTTCAAGCGGCGAAGGCAACATCACTGTTGCTCCTATCTACACTGCCAACAACGCTTTGGCCACCGTGAACAGCTTCCCAGGTTCTGGTAAGGCTGTGGTGTTCGTGGGTGCTGCATCTACTCAGTACGCTCAAAACTTGGTGTACCACAAAGATGCGATCACCTTCGCTACTGCCGACTTGCTGTTGCCACAAGGTGTGGACATGGCTTCTCGCGCTGTGCACAACGGTATCAGCTTGCGCGTTGTCCGTCAGTACGACATCAACAACGACCGTATGCCTTGCCGTATCGACGTCTTGTATGGCTACAGCACGATCCGTCCACAAATGGGCGTTCGTCTGTGGGGCTAATCTGAAATGGGGCTTCGGCCCCTTTCTTCGCAAACTCTTTTTTAAGGAAATTTATCATGGCACTCCCTAACGGCGCTGGCGGTTACCAACTCGGTGACGGCAACCTCTCTGAACTGACCATCGGCTATGCAGCCGCTCCTCAAACTGCTACATCTACTGCTACCTTGACAGCTGCTCAAGTTACTGGTGGTATGTTGGTGGCTAACCCCAGCACTTCTGCTGCTACTTACACTTTGCCTACCGCGGCTGCTATCGACGCAATCGTGACCAGCGCTAAAGTTGGTAGCACTTTTGAGCTGAGCGTTGTCAACACTGGTACCTCTTCTGGTACCGTGACCTTGGCAACTGCTACTGGCATCACTGATGGCGGCAACGCTTTCGTGGCAGTGGCTGTTACATCTAGCGCAGTGTTTACATTCCGTAAAACTGGCGACGCAGCTTGGTCCGTCTACAAGTCGGCCTAATCTAAATGGGCCCTTCGGGGCCCATTTTCAAAGGACATAAATGCCAGTAATCTATATGAAACATGAGCTGCATGGCGCCAAAGTGGCGAACATGGAAGCTGAAGCAGTTGCAGACGAGAAGAATGGCTGGGTGCGCTATACTCTGGACACGCCTTCTGAAGTAGTTGAAGAAGCGGCTCCCGTAAACGCGCTGGAAGTCAAAAGCCGTAGAAAACCCGCTGAAAAAACAGCGTAAGGAGCGCCGTCATGGCCACATACACAGCTGGCGATCAGATCAATCGAGCCCTGCGTCTGCTGGGTATTCTTGCTGATGGTGAGACACCATCGGCCTCCATGTCACAAGATGCCCTGACCGCGTTCGACCAAATGGTCGATAGCTGGAATACTGAGCGACTCTCGGTGTTTTGCACGCAGGATCAAGTGTTTACTTGGCCTGCAAGCCAGATCAGCCGCACACTGGGCCCAACAGGCGACTTTGTGGGTTTGCGCCCCGTTCTGATGGATGACGCCACGTACTTCAAAGCGCCAAACGGCGTGTCGTACGGCATCAAGTTCATCAACCAACAACAGTACGACGGCATCGCTGTCAAGAACGTCACATCTACTTACCCGCAAGTTTGCTGGGTAAACATGGGCTTTCCTGACATCACGCTGACCGTCTACCCGATGCCCACCCAAGAGCTGGAGTGGCACTTCGTGTCTGTGCAAGAGCTGGATAAGCCTGCCACACTGGACACCGTGCTGCACTTCCCGCCAGGCTACATGCGTGCGTTCACGTACAACTTGGCCATGGAGATCGCGCCAGAATACGGCGTTGAGCCAGCGCCGCAGATCCAACGCATTGCAATGACATCTAAGCGCAACCTCAAGCGCATCAACAACCCAGATGACGTGATGGCACTGCCGTACGCTTTGGTGGCAAACCGTCAACGCTTCAACATCTACGCCGGTAACTACTGATGAAGTCTCCGATCCTTGGCTCCTCTTATGTGGCTCGCAGCGTCAATGCTGCGGATAACCGCATGGTCAACCTGTACCCTGAAGTGGTGCCAGATGGTGGCAAGGAAGCGGCGTTTCTGACACGTTGCCCAGGCTTGCTGCGCAAGTCGTCGGTCGGCACAGGCCCAATCCGTGGCATGTGGCAGATCAAGGGTGCAATGTACGCTGTGTCGGGCACAGGCTTCTACAAAGTGGAAGTCTACGGTCGCACACGTCTGAAAGGCACTTTGGTTGGCACCGTTACCGGTACAGGCCCTGTGTCCATGTCGGACAACGGCACGCAGATCTTCATTGCCTGCAACCCTGATGGCTTCATCTACAACACCGTCACTGAGGTGTTTGCTGAGATCACTGACCCAGATTTCCCTGGTGCGGTGACCGTGGGCTACCTCGACGGCTATTTTGTGTTCAACGAACCGAACAGCTCTCGCGTATGGGTGACTGCGCTGCTGGACGGCTTGTCCGTTGACCCGCTGGACTTTGCCAGCGCCGAAGGCGACCCTGACGGTTTGGTGTCCTTGATCGTGGATCACCGCGAAGCATGGTTGTTCGGCACCAACTCCATTGAGGTTTGGTACGACGCAGGCATCGCTGACTTCCCGTTACAGCGCATTCAAGGCGCTTTTAACGAAATTGGCTGTGCTGCCCCATACTCGGTCGCAAAACTCGATAACGGCCTGTTCTGGCTCGGTTCTGACGCCCGCGGACGCGGTATCGTCTACCGTTCTAACGGCTACACTGGCGTGCGCATATCTACGCACGCAATCGAGTGGCAAATCCAAGAGTATTCGGACATTTCGGATGCTATTGGATATACCTACCAGCAAGACGGTCATTCCTTTTACGTGCTCATTTTCCCGACTGCGCAAACCACTTGGGTTTATGACGTGGCCACACAGGCGTGGCATGAGCGCGCGGGTTGGTCAAACGGCGAATTTACGCGCCATCGCTCCAACTGCCAAGTCGTGTTCAACAACGAAGTGTTGGTGGGCGACTATGAAAATGGCAACATTTACGCGTACGACTTGAACGATTACTCTGACAATGGCGACATTCAGAAGTGGTTGCGTTCGTGGCGCGCGCTGCCTACAGGCCAAAACGACCTTAAGCGATCCTCGCAGCATGCGTTGCAGATCGACTGTGAGGCTGGCGTGGGGTCAAACACTGGCCAAGGCAGCGATCCACAGATGATGCTGCGCTGGTCTGATGATGGCGGCCATACGTGGTCTAACGAACATTGGTTGCCCATGGGCAAGGTTGGCGAGTACTTCCGCCGCGTGATCTACCGCCGTCTGGGTATGACATTGAAGCTGCGCGACCGTGTCTATGAGGTTTCGGGCACGGACCCCGTGAAAATAGCTATCATGGGTGCTCAACTGTTCGTGACACCTACCAATGCCTAACCCATTAAATACCACCAACATTCCGTCAAACAGGGTCGAGTTCATCGACTCTCGTACGGGCTTGGTTTCGCGTGAATGGTACCGATTCTTCTTGAACCTGTTTACTTTGGCGGGCTCAGGTAGCAACCAGATCACGCTGGATGAGCTTCAGATTGGTCCACCTCCACAACCTGATTCGGGTGGTGGTGGTGGCGGTTCAGGCACTGTCACGTCAGTTGGTATGTCCGTGCCTACGGGCCTGAGTGTTGCTGGCAGTCCCATCACCACAAGCGGCACGTTTGCTGTGACTTACACAGCCGGCTACGCAATCCCAACGACAGCCAAGCAGACTGAGTGGGACACCGCTTACACAGATCGCCTGAAATGGGATGGCGGCGCAACAGGTTTGGTGGCAGCTACTGGCCGCACATCACTGGGCGGCACGACTGTTGGCCAAAACTTCTTCACGCTGACAGACCCCAGCGCGATCACATTTGTCCAGATCAACGCAGACAACACCATCACCACGATGGACGCCCCCACGTTCCGTACAGCCATTGGCGCCGGTACTGGTGGCGGCTCTGTCACGTCTGTGGATGCCACAGGTGGCACTGGTATCTCTGTGTCAGGTGGTCCAATCACCACTAGCGGCACGCTGACCATCACCAACACTGCGCCAGATCAAGTGGTCAGTTTGACGGGTGCTGGTACGACTGCGGTCACAGGGACTTACCCCAACTTCACAATCACATCGAACGACGCCTACACAGGCACAGTCACATCGGTGGCCACAGCAGGCACAGTCAGCGGCTTGACCTTAACTGGCGGCCCCATCACATCGTCAGGCACGATCACGCTGGGCGGTACGTTGGCCGTGACACCATCGGACTTTGCGTCGCAGACCGCCAACTACGTGCTGGCTGCCCCCAACGGCTCAGCTGGCACACCTACATTCCGCGCGCTGGTGTCTGCTGACATTCCTGCACTGAGCTACTTGAGCTCGATCGGCGTGACTGCCCCCATCACCTCGACGGGCGGCCTGACACCTACGATTGGCATTACGCAGTCAGGCGCTGCCAGCGATGGCTACCTGAGCTCGACCGACTGGAACACGTTCAACAACAAACAAGCCGCGGGCACTTACGTGACCTCGGTTGCTGTGGCGTCGTCTAACGGCTTTGCTGGCTCGTCCAGCGGCGGCGCGACACCGACGCTGACTCTGTCGACTAGCATCACTGGTCTGCTCAAGGGCAACGGTACGGCCATGTCGGCCGCTACGGCCGGCACCGATTACTCGGACGGCACAGCGTCGCTGGCCACAGGCATTCTGAAGTCCACCACCACGACCGGCGCGTTGTCGATCGCCGTGGCGGCTGACTTCCCTACGCTGAACCAGAACACCACAGGCACTGCAGGTAACGTGACTGGTACGGTGGTCATCGCCAACGGCGGTACAGGCCAGACCACTCAGACCGCCGCCTTTGACGCGCTGGCCCCCACCACAACCAAGGGCGACCTGATCGTCAGCAACGGCACAGACAACATCCGATTGGGCGTGGGCACTGACGCCTACGTGCTGACAGCTGATTCGGCTGCTGCATCGGGCGTCAAATGGGCGGCTGCAGCTGCTGGCGGCAGTAACATTACCGCGCTTGGAATGTGGGAGAATGCGCTCACAATCTCATCAAACTACACCATCACGTCTGGCAACAGCGCGATGTCTGCTGGCCCAATCACGATTGCGTCTGGCGTAGTTGTGACAGTACCATCTGGCTCACGCTGGGTTGTTGTCTAAGGAACCAAAATGCCCGTCATTGCAAAAAACCTAGTACCTGCCAAGTTCGTCGAGGATGCTCAGACGACGCAGTACATCGTGAGCAGCAACATCACGGCCACCATCATTGACAAGTTCACAGCTACAAACGTCAGCGGCTCCTCAGCCACCATCAGCGTCAACCTCGTCACTGGATCTGGTGCTGCTGGGGATCAAAACTTGATCACCAAGGAAAAGACTTTGGCAGCGTCGGAAGTCTATACATTTCCTGAGCTGGTGGGTCAGATCCTGCCAAACAGCGCGTTTATCTCGACCATCGCCAGCGCCGCTAGTGCCATCAACATGCGCGTCAGCGGGCGCGAAATCTCTTGACCGTAGTCATCCAGACTTATTGCGAACACCCATCACTGGCCTATGGCGCGTTGATGGTGTTCAAGACGTTGCGTGTGGGCTTCCCCACCGCTGACGTCGTGGTCGTGGATAACGGCAGCCATCCAGATGTCTTGCCATTGATTGAGAAGGCAGCCGCAGATGCGGGCTGCACGTTTACTGCTGCACCACGTCAGCATTTCTTGAACTTCTACCGCTGGGCGCTTTTTGAGCAGACAGAGCTTGAATCAATCGTCTTGCTGGACCCAGACGTCGTGTTTTGGGAGAACGTGGAAGGCTGGACGTTTGACGGCTTGTTGGCCGGTCGGCTCATACCTGACCTGTACAACTACGGCGTCACGTCGCTCTCGCGCCTGCACCCAAGCCATCTGTGGGTGCCTGATGTGGCCAAACTGCGTGCTGCGCTTGGCAACATGAACGCCAACGGCTTTGACCCCTTGCGTCAGTTCTCCGCGCCAGCCAACGGCAAAATGTATTTCTGGGACACCGGCGCAGGGCTGTATCAAGCCTTGGCAGACAAATGTCAGCCGTTTACAGAAGACCAGCTTGACTGCTACGACCATCTGTTTTACGGCTCGCATCTGCCCGTCATCCAGCCTGCTTTGAATGATGACGGCGTGACATACACGGCGCATCAATGCGCGGCCATGGGTAAGTTGGCTGAGCTGAAAGGCATCTGGCGCGAGCAAGACAAACACTTCAAGTCACAACGTCAAAAACCGCTGAGCGGCGAGTCGTTACTGGCAGAAATGATTGACACGTGCGCTACACTAGGCCAAGCCCAAGGCGTGCAAGATGGCTACGACAACGCTGTGGATGGGCTGATCAACAACATCAAGGCGCAGCTATGAACGATCTAGTTGAAGTCGGCGAAATGGCTCTGAGAGAGCTCATGTCGTTGGACGCGCCTGAGCAGGCCATGCTGCAGCTGCCTCAAGCTGAATGTTCAGTTGTCCATCATTTTGGCCCTGGCGTCTGTATCCGCGAGGTGTTCATGCCCGCGGGCACACTGGCTATCGGCCACAAGCAGAAGTTTGAGCACCTCAACATCATGCTGCGCGGCAAAGTACTGGTAGCAAACGATGACGGGTCAACGCAAGTCTTGACCGCGCCGATGATCTTTACAGGCAAGCCTGGCCGCAAGATCGGCTACGTCATGGAAGACATGGTCTGGCAAAACGTGTACGCCACGGATCTCAAAGACGCCAGCGCCGTAGAAGACCTGTTTGTCGAGAAGAGCGAAGAGTGGCACGCAGATCAAGCACACCGTTTTGCGGTGGAGAGCGTATCTAGGGCTGCGGATCGCAGCGATTACGAGCGCCTGCTGTCCGAATGTGGCATCCCACATGAGGTGGCCAGACAGCAATCTGAGGACGAATCCGATCAAATTTGGATTGACAACAGCACCGTTCGTGTGGCAGAGTCACCCATAGAAGGAAAAGGTTTGTTTGCGACGTCGCCTATACGTGCCGGACAAGTCATTTGTCCAGCTAGAATAGACGGTAAACGCACGCAAAGCGGCCGATACACCAACCATTCAATGTTTCCGAACGCTGTGATGGTCAGTTTGCCAAATGGCGATATTGACTTGGTCGCGTTAACTGACATCGAAGGTTGTAAAGGTGGCAGCATGGGCACAGAAATCACAATCGATTACCGGCAAGCATTGGCTTTGGCTGGCGTGGAATTTAAAAAGGAGTCGCTATGTCAGCAGTAGCAACAGCAATTGTAGTATCTAGCGTTGTTGGAAGTAAATCAGCGGAAAAAGGCGCGGAAGCGCAAGCAGGCGCTACACGCGAAGCAGCGAATCTTTCAAACGATCAGTATTATCAGACCCGTGAAGACCAGATGCCGTGGATGCAGGCTGGTGGCCGCGCACTTACTAAACTAGAAGGCGCGGTCGACTACACGCCTTTTGGCATGGATCAATTTAATGCTGACCCAGGCTATGCGTTCCGTCTGAAAGAAGGCCAAAAAGCGTTGGAAGCATCCGCCGCTGCACGTGGTGGTTTGATTTCAGGTAACGCGCTTAAGAGCTTAGTAGGTTACGGGCAAGAGATGGGCTCGCAAGAGTACATGAACGCGTTCAACCGCTATCAACAAGAGCGGGCTGCCAAGCTGCAACCGTTGCAATCTTTGGCCGGCGTCGGTCAAACAACGGCGGCTAACCTCGGTGCTGCTGGAGCAGCGAATGCTGGCGCGGTGGGTAACTACCTGACCAGCGGTGCTGCTGCACAAGCTGCTGGCTACATGGGCCAAGCTAACGCGCTCAACCAAGGTGTCAGCACGTACTTGAACTACAACCAGAATCAGAATTTGCTGAACACGCTGGCGGCTAACCGCATGCAAACTCCGCAAGGCTATGGTTCAAATCCTGTGAACGCCACTTCAGTTCAAAGTTAAGGAATAAACATGGCAGTAGATCCATCCATCGCTTTAGGCGGCAGGCCATTGCAGCTTGAGAATCCTTTGAATGCGTTTGCGCAAGCATCGCAGATTCAAGCGTACCAACGCCAAAACGAGTTAGCTAACCGCGCTGTTGAGCAAGAAGACGCGCTGAACCGCGCTTACGCGTCTTCGCTTGGTGAGAGCGGTGAAATTGACGCTAACAAGCTGCGCCAAAACGTGATTGGCGCAAACCTTGGGTCTAAGCTGCCTGCAGTTGAGAAGACTTTAATGGAGGGCCGTAAGCTGAAGACTGAAGTCGGTAAAGCCGAACTCGAGCTTGGCATCGCCCAAGCTGACAAGTCTATCCGCGACATCGCAGGGTACAACACCCGCGCTGACGCGTTGCGCCACATTGAGCAAGACTTGGCCGCCAAGAAGATCAGCCCTCAGCAAGCGCAGCAGTTTGCAAGCATGTTGCCACCTGACGACTCTGGCATGCCACAGTTCCAACTGCAGATGCTGCGCCGCGCGCTGAGCGCCAAAGATCAGCTTGAGCAGAACTTTACGTCGCAAGACACTGGGGGCGGCGGTCGTGTGATTGCCACACCTAAGTACGGCGGTGGCCCAGCCCAAGTAGTGGCCGGTTCTCAGTTCGCTAAGACTATGACGCCAAGCGAACGTGCGGCAGACGCGCGCGCTCAAGAGAATCAACGCCGTGAAGGCGACCCTGCATTCCAACAACAAATGGCGGAAGCTAAAGCACTTGGCCAAAACATGGCCAAAGACAAAGTGCTGCGCGCAGCGCAATTGCCAAAGGTTTTGGACACTGCTGAGATGACGTTGAAAGAAATTGACGATCTGATTGGTAAGCGCGACAAAGATGGCAAATTGCTTAAAGGTCAAGCACCACACCCAGGCTTTGAAACAGCGGTCGGCGCTACATACCTGCCTGGTGCTCGCTTTGTGCCTGGTACTGCGGCGTCTGACTTCCAGTCACGCTTTGATCAAGTCAAGGGCGGCGCGTTCTTGCAAGCGTTTGAAACGCTCAAAGGCGGCGGTTCTATCACCAACGTCGAAGGCGACAAAGGTACGGCAGCGCTTAACCGCATGGGGTTGGCACAAAGCGAAAAAGAGTTCGTCCAAGCCGCTCGCGAGTTCCAAGGTATTGTCCGCAAAGGCATGGAACGCGCCAGCAAATTGGCGGGCTCACCGGTGTCAAAAGATACGGGCAATGCAGGTGCGGGCGAGGTCGACACAAGCAATCCATTGCTGAAACCATAAGGGTACAACATGGCTGATTTATCCAGCATTCTGACTGACCCTAACTACGTCAACGCAAACGCTGCTACCAAGCAGGCGATCTTTGATAAGTTTTCAGCCAACGACACAAACTTTACAAAGGCCAATCCCGCCACGCAGGAAGCCATCCGCGTGAAGTTTGGTGTCGCTCCTGCTATGGTAGAGACTACATCGGCGGAACCAGCTGAACCGTCCACGTACTCTAAAGTGCGTGACTTCGTCGCGCCTACTGTCGAAGCACTCGGTGCTGTTGGCGGTGGTGCTGTAGGCTCGCTGGGTGGCCCCATGGGTACTGTGGCTGGTGCTGGTCTTGGCTACGCAGGCGCTAAAGAGCTGGTTAAGCTGGCCGATACTATTGCCGGCGAAGGCGGTCCTAAAGAGTCAATGGCTCAGGCAGGTGTTCGCCAAGCTCAAACTGCGCTGGAAGGCGCAACCATGGAGTTGGGTGGCCAAGCCATTGGTAAAGCCATCGGCTACATCGGCGGAAAAATCGCTGACTTGCGCCAAATCCCCAAGCAAAAAGCAGCTGAGATCGCTCGCAACGCTTTGGGCCCAGATATTGATGTAGTCAAGAACGCTCTTGCCCGCGCGCCAGAAGGCGTGTCTGCTGGTCAAGCTACCGCAGACATCAACAGCCCAACATGGCAAGCCCTGATGGACCGCGCTATCAAGCGTGACCCACGCTTCTTAGCCGCACTCAAAGAATCGCAAGGCGATGTGTCTGTCAACGCGCTGTCCAAATTGGCCGGCGGCTCGACAGCCACTGAAGTGCGTGCAGGCGCAGAAATGACCAAGGCCAACATCAACCGTTTGATGGAGCCAGCCAAAGAAAGCGCTCTCAAGCGCGCGAACTTGGGTCAGACCACCGCTCAGTATGCCAATGATGCAGAGCGTCTGGCTGCTGAAGCAGGTCAGAAAGTCCAAGATGTGCGTCGCTTTGAAGCTGCTAAGCCCCGCGCTGAAGCAATCGCTCGCTCTGCGTTGATTGAAAAAGGTCAGCCAGTTGGTGCGGCCAAATACACTTACGTCGGTGGCGATCTACCTAAGCTGGCCGAACAAGCATCCGCTGAGGCTGCTGCTGGATCGCTCCAAGCAGGCGCTGAGTCACGCTTTAGCCAATTGGCGTCTGACGCCTTGCGCAAGTCAGGCATCAAACCGCTTGAGACTGAGTCTTTGGTGGGCAGCTTGCAAAACGTGGCTAAGAACCCTGAGTTTGCCGGTAACGACATTGTCGAAGGCGCGCTCAAGAATGTGGCGCAGGACATTTCCAAGTGGACGAAGGACGGCATTATTGACGCGCAAGCGTTGGACGCCATCCGCAAGAACTCTGTCAACGCTGCAATCGAGCAGTTGCGCCCTGGCGCCGACGCGTCTATCCAGAAGAATTTAGCTGCCAGCGTGATGGCTAAGGTCCGCCCTGCCATCGTCAACGCTATTGAAGATGCTGGTGGCACGGGCTACCGCGAATACCTGACAAACTATTCCAAGGCTATGCAAGGCATTGCCGAGAAGAAGCTCAGCGGCGAAGCCTTGAAGATGTACAAAACCAACCCTGACGCGTTTGTAAAGTTGGTGCAAGGTGAGTCACCTGAAGCAGTCGAGAAGATCCTTGGCTCAGGTAAGTATGACATCGCCAAAGAGCTGAGCGACAACACCGTGTCTGGCTTGCAAGAGCAAGCGGCTAAGGTTGTGCGCGACGCTAAGATGAAAGAACAAGTGACTGGCGGTCAAGACGCACTTAAAGAGCTGTTGTTGCAACAGATCTCAAAAGTGCGCATCCCCTCATACTTGAGCGCAGTGGCTTCAACTACCAACAAGGCTTTGCAAATCTTGGAAGACCGCATTGGCACTAAGACGATGGATGTGTTGACCAAAGCGTCGCAATCGCCTCAAGGCTCTGCTGAATTGCTTGACACATTATCTGGTGCTGAACGTAGCCGCGTGCTGAAGTTACTGTCTAACCCACAGACTTGGAAGCCTGGCACGGCAGCAGCAACTGTCAACGCGTTGAGGCCCCAAGAAGATGGACCGAGAAACGCGTTGCGAGTAGAATTAACTGGCATGGCCAACAAGGACTAAGAGATGGCATCACTATCACCCACCCCCAAACTGCAGTTCTTCGGGACTGATGGTTCGCCACTCGTCGGTGGCAAGCTGTACACGTACGCCGCTGGCACAACAACTCCTTTGGCCACGTACACCGACCACACGGCTGTCACCGCCAACACGAACCCAGTGATTCTGGATTCCAACGGTGAAGCCGATGTGTGGTTGCCAGAGACAACAGCTTACAAATACGTGCTCAAGACATCCGAAGATGTCACCTTGTTCACTGTGGACTATGTGTCTGTGCCTCTCACGGCCAACTCATTCGCATCACCCCCACCCATCGGTAGCGATGTACCTAACTCGGGCACATTCACGACTCTGAACGTTACTGGTGCTACGATCTTTGAGAATACTGCTGAATTCACAGAAGACACTAGTTTTGATGCTGATGTAACGATTGGTGGCGACACCACGATCGCAGGCTATCTGTCTTTAACTGGCTCAGGCGCAGCGAAACTCAACGTCGGTACAACCGATGGTCGCCCTGCGTCGCCAGTGGACGGTATGGTGCGCTACAACAGCGCCACACTTAAATACGAAGGCTACAGCAACGGCTCATGGGGTCAGTTGGGTGGTGGCGCTACTGGTGGTGGTGCTGACCAGATCTTCAACTTGAACGGTCAAACGGTCACAGTTGATTACACTATCCCAACAGGCTTTAACGCCAGCACTGTTGGTCCTCTTACCATTGCCTCTGGCATCACGGTTACTGTTCCCGACAACAGCAACTGGGTCATCCTCTAAGGAGTAAATATGAGTTCTGTTGTTCTTACTGGCGACACATCGGGTGCAGGCACAATCACTGTCCCCGCTGTTGCTGGCACATTCACTGCAACATTTCAATCAGCAACTGGAACAGTCGCATTGACTTCTGATGTGATCGGTGTTAATCAAACATGGCAAGACGTTACAGCAAGTCGAGCAGTTGGGACAACATATACCAACTCAACAGGAAAACCAATTTTTATTTCGGTTGCTGGTACTGGATCTGCAAATAACGTAAGAGCTAATATTACAACAGGTGGTGTAACTATTGTTGGTAATGGTGCTGCGGGTTCTGGTTTCTATGTAAACAACGCTGCAATAATTCCAGCAGGTTCGACATATGTGGTATCAACACCAACTGGAACACTAACATTACAATCTTGGACTGAACTCCGTTAATAAGGAAACATCATGCCTACCAAAATCATCGTTGACCTCGCTACTGGTCAAACCACAGAAGTTGAACTCGAAGGCGCTGAGTTGGAAGCGTACAACGCTTCTTTGGCTCAACAAGCTGCCGCTGAACAAGCTGCCGCTGAACAAACCCCTGCACCAACAGAAGGTGAATAATGACCGCAACTATCAACGCATCAACATCGTCTGGACTTATCCAGACCGCTGACACCAGTGGAACGCTGGCGCTGCAAAGCAACGGTACTACACAGCTCACTGTTTCTTCTACTGGCGCTTATGGTCAGTTGAAATCTGGTACTGCTGTTTCCGCATCTGGTACATCTGTTGACTTTACGTCCATTCCTTCATGGGTGAAGCGAATCACTGTGATGTTTAGTGGGGTGTCTACAAATGGCACAAGTCCAATAATGGTTCAAATTGGTGATTCAGGTGGCGTTGAAAATACAAGTTACGCTCAATCAGCTTCACTATTCATCAATACAGGCACAAACGTAATTAGTAACACAGGCACTGCTGGTTTTCAGTTAGAAGCAGCAAACGCAAACATGACGGCAGCCAGTGTAAGAAACGGTCATTCTGTTTTGACGCTAGTTGGTTCAAACTTATGGGTTTTTTCATCAAACGTCACGCATACTGGAACACTTACCGCAGGAACTGGTGCTGGAAATAAAACTCTGTCGGATGTGCTAGACCGTGTACGCATCACCACTGTTAGTGGAACTCAAACATTCGATGCAGGTAGCATCAACATTCTCTACGAGGGTTAAACCATGGCAGTTGTAATCAACGGCTCCGCAGGGGTCACAACAAACTCAGGTGCTGTGTATAACGGCATCGCTTCTGGCACAGC